TGGTCTGATTCATAGCCGAATGTTTTCATCGCCGCGCTTAAGAAGTCAAAAGTAACTCCCCAGTCGGTGTTTGTTGCTATTGCCAGATCCGCGCCATGCTGCATCTGCGACATCATCAAGTCAATGTCGCCGCCTTGCTCAACAAGCATTTTTGTATCAACAGCAAGCTCGTTGATTGATTTCCCAGTGCTTACAGCTATGTCACGGATGCCCTCGTCTATTTTGGCCATTTCGTCCGCCGTGTACCCGGTGACCGCTTGGATTTCTTTCATTGCTGACTCATATTTTGCGGCCTGTGCTACTGATACCGCGCCAAGGGCGGTAACGGCGGCTGATACCGGGGCAAACTTCTTTCCGGCACTTTCCATTTTTTTGCCTGTGCTGTCTAAGGTTTCTGTCAGCTTGGCAAGGCTTACATCGCTTGTCGCCAGCCTTTTCTCAAGATACTTTAGTTCCTGCTCGGTGGCGATTATTTCACGCTTTACAGCTTCGTATTGCTCTTGCGATGCTTTTCCGTCTTTAAATTGCTCTTGGACTTGCCTTTCTGCTTCCTTTAATAAATCAAGCTTTTTTTTGCTTTCCTCAATTGAGTTTTTAAGAAGGTTCTGTTTTTGGGTCAGCAGTTCGGTATTTTTTGGGTCAAACCTTAATAACCGCTCGACCTCTTTAAGGCTGGCGCGGTTTTCTTTCAGTTTTTCGTTCATTTTTTCAAGGGCTTCTTTGAATTTTGATGAATCTCCGTCAATTTCAATTTTAATGCCCTTTATCTGCTTCCCATATGACATCTTCTTTGTCCTTTTTACATCTTCGTTGTCCTTTTTAAGTGAATTTTTCCCGGAGTTTTCCCCGGTCTGGCTTTGTCTGCTCCATGAACCAGCAATTTTTTAAATATTCGCGCCCTTCTTGCGTCTGCGAGTTTTCGTAAATCATCGCTTCGCGCAAAAAGAAAAGATATAAGTCTATTGGCATTTCCTGAATGTCGCAAATGTCTAAGCGGCAATAGTCCATCACCAATTTTTCCGGGCGTGTCTTTATCGTGTATGGAATGTCATCCCCTTTTTCCCGCGGGTAAAAGGGGATTTTCAGTTTGGGTCTGTTTTCAGCTCGTCAATGAATTCCATGTATGCCTTGATTATTTCGAGGCACTCCTCGATGTCATATTTCTCAAGTTCTTCCCTGCTTACTGAATACCGGCTTGCATTATTGCTTAAAATTGCTTCAAGGACATCATATATTGCGCCAATGTCATTGACGGTGGCTGTATTCTCTTCAATATTGCTGATGTTAGTCAGTTCCTCGAAGACGCTTTTTTTGGGCATATTGACCATGATGGTGATGCCGCGCTTGATGGTTTTACCAGCGTCATCCGCGTCATCCTTAAAGGTTAAAGGCCAAAAAGTCCGCTTGATTTTGTTGCAGTTAAATGCTTTTACCGCCATATATTTTTTCCTTTCCAAACACATGAACCAGCGGGCGTGTCCGCCCGCTGGTCAGGAGTTTACTGCTTTGGATTTTCGCCGAGGTTTAAATCGGTTTTTTTTCCTTGTGCCGGGGCTGTTTCTTCGAAAATTATTAAAGTTCCGTCCTTGTCAATCGGCTGTGCTTTAAATTCTGCATCAATGACCGTTTCTGAATCCTTGGCAAAGGCAAGCGTGAACCCGGCTTTATTCGTGCCGATGACGGTCACCCGGATATCGCCATCCATGTTGTCCTTGTGCAGGAAGCGGATCAGCCATTTTTTGCTGCTTGCATTGCCGACACCGCCGATTTTTACGACACGGCGGTTATTTTTGCCATTGGTTATTTTTGCGGTCGAACATAACTTTACGAGCGTTTCGCCGTTCCATGTGATGATGCCGGATTTTAAAAGTGCCTCCTCTTCTGTGATGATAAGCTTTGATACTTTGCCCATGTCATCTTTTGCTTCATAAAACGAGGGGGTATACTCAATGCTTGCTCCGCCCTTAATATGCCCTAAGCGGTTATCCTCGGTCTCAATTAGATTGTCTTCCGGGATTTCTGCTCCCGGGTCAAACTCGGCACAAAATAAATCACCGCTTCCCAATACGATTCTTTCTTTATTCATGTGATATTTGCTCCTTTCACTTTCCGTAACATTCCTCTTGCTTCATAGGTGGTTTGGTAACACTCTTCGCTGTCAATGTAAACAACTATTTTCGTATGTTCCGTGTCAAAAAAAACGATGCCTTCAATTTTTTTCCTTATTTCATCAGCTTCCCCATCGTTCCCGGCCGTGTAAAGCTCCAAATCAAAACTTTCCTCAATCAGGTAAATGACGCTGTCAGCCCCGCGGGCCTTGGCCGGGGGGAGTGCGAAAACAAGATACGGCATTTCCGGGACTGGGTCATCTTTAGTCCCGGCAAAGAAATCCCTTGCAATCGGCAATCCAATTTTCTTTGCCCTTCCGGCTAATGTTTCAGCTGTCATTTATCCCTCCAGCTTTTCCTTTACTTTCGCTTCAATCCATTCCGGGACTTTGTCGTTTACCGGCTCAATATGGGGGAATGCCCTTACTCTGCCGCCACGGCGGTGCTGGAAGCCTTTTTCAAGAAGATGCGTCAGCCGCCAATGCGGTTTTTTTGCATAGACTGTTTGCCCCCATATTCCAGTTATGACGCTCGCCCGGTTCGTTTTATTTTCAGTATTCGTCCAGCTCCGCCGGTATTTCCCGGTGCGGTTTCGGAATGGCCCGCCTTCTTTTAGGATTTTAACGGCTTTTTCTGCTGTTTCCCGATTAGCCTCGGTCGTTGCTTTGACGACTTTTCCGTTAAGGTCGTTAAGAATCTCGCCCATGGCATCCGGAAACTCATCAGCTGATACTTTTATTATCATGGCAGCCCTGCCCTTTCTGCGGCATAAAGCTCTATTTTTCCGTTTTGCTTAGGCCCATACGTGCGGTAGATTGCGTATTCCTTGCCGCCATAGATTAACCCGGTCTGCCCGCTGTACTCAAATTCCCATATTTCGGCCTTAAATGATGATTTTATGCCCCTCTTTCCGGCCGCGAAATGTTCATCGCGGCCGGTGGGGGTAATGGCGGCCAGCACCTTTTTCTTAATTTTTTCCCGCTGGTTCTTTTTGGCCGTCAAGGTTATCTTTGCTTCGATGATATCCACCACCTTTAATTTTAATGAGCATTGCTTGGTACGATTCTGAAAGCTGTGCCGAGTTGTCAGGATTTCCAAAATTGGCGGCAACATTAAGCAAAATAGCCTCGATGATGATGGGGTCGGTGACATTGCCATTTCCGATATATGATTCATGTACGCCAATCCTTTTTAAATCAGCAATAGCGACATCAATATGGTGCTTGATATCCCTGTCAAAAGACCTTGCCGATACCCTGACCCTGAGTTTTGCTAATGCCCTTATTTCCTTTATGGTCATTAAAGCCCCTTTCCTTTAAACTGGCGGCCCTGCTGCCCCTTAGCCTTTTTTCACCCTCAAAAAGCCGTTCCAAGCAACAACATTTCCGCCCATGAAGACAGACGCTTTAAATGCTGTAATGCCCTGCCTAAATTTATAATGGTCGGATTTCTGCGCATCCAGATCCGAAAATACAGCCACTTCATAAAGGCTTAACGGCCCATATGCCATTAGATAATCATCTTTTTTGGCAGTAGCCAAGCTCTTGCACGCGCTGCTTATTACAAATTTCACGGAATTGATGCGCCCGGTATTTCCATTAATCTGGATATCGTAGGCGGCGTTTCCGTCTTTTTTCTTGGCCAGCGCAAATTTTTCAAGGTCGGCTTTGCTTAAAATTAAGATGGCCTCGTCCTCGACCTCTTCATCGCCGCCATACGCGAAGATTATTTTAATCAAGGTGTCCTCATCAATGGCGGTAATGGCTTTATCGGTGGCCGGGTCGATGACCCTTTCCTTTTCGCTGGCAGGGTTAAAGAAAATTCCCCTGAATTTGCTCAACGTGCCGTCACCGATGAGGATTTGGCGGCTTGAATAACGCCTAATGCTCTTCGTGACGCTGTCCTCGACAACGCTGTCATAATCGGCATTAGGAAGCTTCTTTAATTCCTCGGTGATTTCGCTGTAAGCGGTGATTTTCTCGCGGATAATTTTAGAATACCCAAATACTGGCTCGGTTTCTGAATATTCCGCGCCCTCTGCAGTTGCCGCCGCGCCGGGCAATGGATTCCCTTCTTTGTCTGTTCCCGCTCCATATGACTTGACGAACGGCTTTTCATAACTTTCACCGCCAGCAAGGGGGACGATTGTCACACGGTCAATTAAGCTCGGCACATCATTGAAGGTCGGGGAAATCTGGGGGGATTCATGTCTTGGCATTACCGCATCATCTGACTTTACCATGTTGTTTGCCAAAATGGCTTTGGCCGGATAGGTCACGCCTTTGCCCGCTTTCGCTTTTGCTCCGGACAGGTCACGTTTTTTGTCCTTGGCTTCACTAAATTCTTCTCCTGCTGCCATGCCGTCATCCCCAGCGGCGGCAAGGGCGGCTTTTGCCAGTTCTTCACGTGCGAGGATGTCACCTAAAATTTCATCAATCAGCTTAGCCTCGTCCACGCAAGCGGCTAACTCCTCGCCGCTTTTCGCCTGTGCATCTTTGCTTAGGGCGGAAAGCCTTGCCTTAAGCTCCTTTTTGCTTAGTTTTAAAAGTTCTTCTCTGTTCATTCTTTCTTTCCTCCATTATTGGCCCATGCGCTGCATGGCCATATTTATGATTTCCTGCTTTAAGACCGTATCTTTTTCCTCCGTTGTGTCAGTTTCTGACACATTTAGGAGTGTTTTGGGAATATTGTTTTTAAAATTATTTTCGTAATCACCGACATGGGCGGCTATTTTGCTTTCTTCTGTGACTGTGACATTAAAATATCTGGCGGCTTCATCGCCATTTAACCATGTTTCAGAATCCATGAGGGTCTTTATTTCCTCGATGGAAACGCCTTCAGCCAGATTATCCTCATAAACAGTCAAAATTGCGGTTTCTATGCGGTCAAGGATATCAGCGGCTTCCCTCATTTCATCGGCATTACCGTTAAACAGCAACCACGGCTTATGGATCATGAGGAAAGCGTTCCTTGGTACTTTCGGCGGGACGTTTCCGGCAAAAGCTATGACCGAGGCGATGGATGCGGCCAGGGCTTCCACGGTCACGGTGACTTTGCCCGAATAGCGTTTGAGCAGGTTATAAATTGCGATACCTGCGAACACATTTCCGCCGCCTGAATTAATAAAAACATTTATGTCGCGTCCTGCTGCCCCGTCCAGAATATTCTTGATTGAGTCCGGGTATTGGTCTTCATCTTCCCATGCCATGAATTTGCGGGAAACAATGTCGCCATAAAAATATAAATCGACTTTTTCATCAGTCTGGTTTTTAAATTCATAAAATGGTTTTTTGGAGATTGCTGGCATTGTTAGTCTCCTTCGCTTTCCTCGGCATCGCCGCTATTGTTATTTTCTTGTCCGGTCTGATAAAGGGTCTGGTCAGTTGCTTTCACGTAATTAAGGCTCACGAGCCTTTCATCGCCGCCCTCCACCGGGGGATAAAACATGAGGGCCCTGTATTCGTTTATCGTCAATGCCCCACGGTCGAGCATATTGCCGCCGATTGTGTTTCTCTTCTCCAATGTTGCGTACTGCAATAAATTAGCGGTAAACTCAATTTTATTTCCATGCCCAATTTCGCTGGCCGTCAAGAGCTTATAGGTAAATTCATATGACAGCTGTATTGCAATCGGCTCAATGACGTTTTCGTGGAAACTTATCCATTCTTGATGGTTTAGCGTAGATGTAAGTATTTTCTCATTTACGCCGTAGTATCTGTAAACATTATCCCTAAGGAATGAAATTAGCGTGACCGGGACCATCGGGGGTCGTTGCGCAAGCTCCTTAAACTCGTATGTATTATCAAGGGAGGCAATGCCCCCGGCATTATCGGCATTATAGTAGCTATCCCTAAAATTTTTAGCTATTTTCGTGAGTTCCTCGTCATCGGCAATGTTGTTGTATTTAATGTACCCAGCCAGCATATTAGAGCGTTTTGCGACATTCTTTATCATTTCGCCCGTGGTCTCCACAAGCTCAAGGTTTCGCTTTAATTCTATGTCTGGCGATGTCCCCATGAAGCGATGTTTATTAAAACGCGCCTTGATGTGGATGACGCATTGGTAAGGCACGGTATGCCATCCCCCATCATAGTTCCACCGGAAGCTAAATAAAATATTATTCCGTTCGTCCAAAAAAATCCTGTAAGCGTTAGTGACAATTGGCTGTATGCTTATTATCTTCGTAAAATCATCGTTCCAAAAAATGACTGAAAAAGAATTTGATGTATAAACCAAATCCGTTGCTATGCGATATAAAAAGTCATAGGTAGATAATTCAGGGCAAGGCCTGATTGATAAAAGCCGGAACAGGTAATGGTTTTCCCTTGTCATCTGTGGCCGCAGCCTTCCGACATTCTTCCCAATTGCATCGGCAACCGCTCCGACAATCTCATTATCGCGAAGCGTCCCGGTCGGGACATATTCGCCATTGCTCATTAAAAACGGCCTGTATTTGTTTATGAATTTATTAAATACATTGGCAATGATACCCATCAAGACCCCGCCTGTCTTAAAAAAATTAAACCACGCATATACATGGTTTAATTGTATCTCAATAGTTGTGTAAATTCTGACCCTCTTTTTTAAGCTGGCTCTTTTTTTATGTTCAGCAGTTTTTTGCCGATTTCTTCATGGTATTTAGATTTTACGGCCAGCGCATCAAAAATTGATACCGCGCCGTCTATAAAGCTCCTCTGGTCTATTTTGACAGGCTTTAAACGGCTGTCGTTCAAATTGACATCAACGGCGACATTCAGGAGATGCGCGGCCAAGAGATGATTGTCGCCAAAATCATAAAGCCCGCTTTGCAAGTTGCCGTTAAATTCATGGAGCATTGGGGTTAAATTCGTCCCTTGGTAAACATCATCACAATGGAAACCTGCTGCCTCCAAGTCGCTGACGAGGTAATTGGAATTATAACGGTCATATCCAATCTTCAATGGGATTATTTTATGTATCTTTATCAGACTGATAAAAAAATTGTATATGTCGCCCAAATCTATCTGTTTTTCGCCGGACATTATTAGATGCCCTTGCTCGCGGAAAATATCATAGGGGACTTTTTCGTCTTCTATTGCTTTTTCCAGACGGTCAGACGGCATGAAGAATCTTGTGATTATATTATCTATTCCGTCCCGGTGGATTATCAACGATACCGCACCCAGATTGACGGTTTTGGCAAGATCCATGCCAGCGACACAACAGCAGCCGCGAAAATCCTCTAAGTTCAATCTTTTACCGCTAAGGCACTTCGCCACATCTTGGTGCTTTAGCCAGGCCGTTACAGCATTTTCTTTTATATTGCAATGTTTAGTCATGAACTCCGGTTTGGCCAATGGTGACTCTTTTGCTATCGTAATTTGATTCATCAGATAATCGGGCGAGACCGAGACGCCCAAATTAGGATTTGCTTTTTTTAATTCTTCTAAGTCGTCCCATTCATCGGTGCTGTCAATGATGTATAGAAGCGGCAATATGCTTTCTTCGGTTGATTCACCTTTTAAAAATTTTTCCGACCTTCTTATGAGTTCGTCATATATTCCATTTTTCTCATAGCCTGATGTCGTTATGGATAGCGTGATGGGCTGCCGCCGGGCGGCAGTAGCGGTCACCATTACGCCGTACTGCTTAATCCCCTGTAATCCCTGCCATGCTGCCAATTCGTCATTGACGACTAGGCTGGGGTTAAACCCATCGGATTTTTTGGAATTGAAAGCAATGCGCCTAATCACCGTGTTGTGTTTTTTTATATATATCTGCCGGGTGTTAAGCCTTGATATATTTGACAAGGCCTTATCTTTTTCAATCATTTTATAAGCAGAATCATATACTATATCCGACTGGTCAAGTTTAGGCGCGATAAAATATATTTCGCTGCCAAATTCGCCATCAACATATCCTACGTAAGTGCTGATGGCTGCGGCCAATAGTGATTTGCCGTTTTTCTTCCCAACAACGATTAAAATTTCAGTAAATTGCCGGATATCCTTTTGAGGGTTAATTATCCCGAAAATTGCGGCTATGGCCGCTTTCTGCCATAATTCAAGCTTTATGAGGTCATTCCGCCCTTTGGAATGCCGGCAATATTTTTCGATGAAATTAACCGCCCGGTCTGCTTTTGAGTTGCTGTAGGCATATTTTTTTGACTCCATGCCGTCAACTAGGTTTTTATATATCAGCCTAATCCATTGCCCGGCGGTCACCTCGCCTTTTAATATTTTTTCATAATATTCTGTGATTGGATTATCCATTGTCGTCCCTCAATAGCGCAATTTCGTCAATTTCAATTTTTGCGGCTTCCGGCAAAAAGCCGATCAGCTGATTATGGTTTTCTTTCCATAATCGGTGGAAATCCTTGAACAGTACCGAGGCCGGGTGTGCCTTCTCAAAAATCTGGGTGGCGTTTACTGTTTTTGTAACGTAATTTGCTTCGTTTGCCAAGGCTTTACAGTCGTTTGCGGATATCTTTAAAAATGCGGTCTCGCAAATGATGTCATTTATGAGTGTTTTTTTTCCTTTGTCCTCTATTTTTTCAAATAGTTTGCCCAGCCGCTTGATTTCGTTGGAAATACGCGCATTCCTTGTCATTTTAAGGCGCGTTTCTAATGGCGGTTTATCCCTCTTTTTTTTGTTTTTGGCTGGCATTTTTACCCCCCCCCCTCGCGTGCGCGGGCGCGTAGCGTTTTTCGATTCTGACTCCCTCGGTTCTCTATAAGGGTTGTTATTGGGAAAACCGGGGGGGAGTCTCATGGCAGTACCCAGCGGCTTATCCTGCTGCCGAGTGTGGCTTTTTACTGACATATTTTTTCTTTTTCTTTTTTTTATTTATCTTTTGCTTTAAAGCTACGCAAGCAATACTTAGATTAATATTAAGGCTGAACGATTTCGCCTTTCGAGTTGAATCTGTAATTCTTTTTGCTTTTTTCTTTGTGTTCTTTATTGTGGCAATCCTCGCAGATAAATTCAATCTGCGAAAAATCTAAAGCTATTTTCGGATTGCTTATATTTTCAGTAGTCAAATATACTTTGTGATGTGCTATTTTCCCCGGCTTGAAAACCCCTTGCCGGGTGCATCTTTCGCATAGCCCGAAAGCGCGTATCTTGACTGCTTCGCGAGTTGCTTTCCATGCCTTGGAGCTGTAAAATGTGCGAGCGTATTCTTTCATGCGTATATTATACCTCATGCCGCCGCGCTATTCTGACCCTCTTAGCTCCGGCGGTGTCATGCCCATCCCTGCTGCCACTAGGCATATAAGGGCATTGCGTTCTTCGTAGAATTGGCGGCGGCCGGATATTATGCCCATATGTTCCCACGGCGTATTATTTACAATGCTTTGGTAAACGGCTTCCTGCATTGCTTTTCTGGCTGTGTCACAATATACATTGGGCCATAGGACGCGAATTGAGCGGTCTATTATTTCTACCGCCATCAAATCATATGCCGAGTATTTTTTATTTTTTATTCTTTGTTTCCGGGCTTCGTTGCCTTTGATAATGTGCTTCGCTATTTTTTTGACATCATCATCTATTTTTGCCATTCAGCACCTCCTGAACATATTCGCGTAAACATAAACACCAGCAACGAAATCACTACGCTTGATTTCGATGTCCCGGAAAGCGTAGCCCTTGCATTTGCTTTCTAAGAGTTCCGGGATTCTGCTTTCGTCAGCAATCATTTTTTCGATATGCGATTTCTTGAATTTGTGGTTTGCAATGGTGACGGACGGCTTTTTTAACCCCTTTGAGTAATTCCATTTTTTTTCATGCGTTTTTCCTTTTGCAAGGTATGAAGCCAGCCCGGTCAGCCCGCAATCCTCTTTCGCCCTCAAACGGCGCGTCTGCGGATAAGCCCCGCCTTTCCATGATTTTTCTATCTCGTCACGATCCAAGCCCCCGGACATGATGACATGGTGATGACACCTTACTTTTCCATTCTCGCTCTGAAACTCAATGACATATATGTATTTAAGATTTGGCAGGCCGCTTTTTTTCCTTTTTCTGGCAAGCCGCCGGAAATAGTTTGCTATGTCATTCTGGGCCTTTTCGAGCGTTCCCGGTTTATTGGCATCGTCATATCCGAAAGTTGCCCATATGTCGCCATTAGTGAAATTTGCGTTTGTTAAGCGTATTATTTTTTTCTTGGCATTTTTGTGATTAAGGTTCATCTGGGCTTGGCTGCTTGGGGAAATGCTTTTTGCCCTCTTTTTTTCGGCCGTTTGCCAGATGGGGAATATCTCACACTCCAGCATATTGCCGGACTTGATTGTCAGGGTGCGGTAACCCCGGAGGTCTTTGTGCCTTATGGCTTCTAATTCGTCATCGATGCTCCGGCATTCGGTTGGCAACATTTCCAAATCGAATAATGTAATTTGCCCCGGAAGCTGATTATTATTTTTTCTGTTTCCCATCCATTAACCTTTTTCCTCTGGTGGCTGACATCTTAATACCCATTACAAGCCCATAAAAGGCTTTTTACGGAACACCATTATATATAGAAGGAACTCGTTCATCCGATCAGCGTGGCAGTATAATTTTCTTTGCGGGTGACCTTTATTTTCCCTTTGGCGGTTTTGCTTAAAACTGCCTTTATTTCATCGTTTATGTCCATGCTTATTTTGCCAATATTGCCGTCAGCAATCTCATCAATTGAATTTTTCATAAGATCCAAGGTGATTTCGGTCACCGGGTTTTTGGCTTCACTGCCAAAGAGCTTAATTATGTTATCCTTGGCGCGTTCTTTCTGCTTTCCTATGTCCTGAAAATTCTTGGCTTCCGGGCAGCTGCATTTAAGAGTTGCGTGTTCGTTTAGTTTGGCTTCGGGCCATCCGTCTGGAGTAGTGGCAATAGCAACCTGCCCGCAATAGAAGCAATAGCCGGGTTCGGTGGTTAATCCTTCGGGTTTTTCCCTTTTTTCTTCATTAACTATTTTTTTTTGTATTGGCATGGTTTTTCCTTTCTTTTAGGCGCGTTTTTTCGCTCCGCATTTATATGATTTCATGGCGATTGACAATACGTCCGCCGATTGTTCCAGCGTAATTTTACCTTTTTTATGGAGAATCGCTAAATTAACGCTTACGGTGCGTAACATTTCCTCACTAGTAAATTCTTTTATTGCCGTTCCGTCCTGCATTTTAGTAATTGTTTTAATGATTGCCGTTTTGAAGCTTGGCGGAACGCTGGCTAAGCTTTCCAATAAAATACACTCTGCCTTGCTTTTTTCGTGGCGCGGGCATTGCTGGCATTCCTTAAATGGGATAAGGCCGCCGTTCGGGGTCAGCCCATGGCAGTTCTTAATGTCCATTATGTTTTATCCTCGCTTTCTTCCTTATTTTCCAGCAGCTTATCACGGCGGCGGCAGCTTTTCAAAATGATTTCCTCTAATAAAGCTATATCGCCCCTGCTTAAAAATTCGTAAATTTCCGTAAGCCGAGCGATGATGGGAAGACGCTCACTTAGCAATTTTTGGTTATTGCAAATTATGGAGTCTTCGGGCGGTATGTCCATTTCCGGCACATACGGCAGCCCGCCCCCAGCTTGTCCTTTTTTGCCTTTTTCTTCATTTGCCTTATCATTGTTTTTTTTCTTTGCAGAATTGTAAGCGGCAGTAATCCCGATTTTTCCGCCTTTTAAGTTTTCCTTAACATCTTCCGGGGCATTTTTATTGATTATTTCAAGCTGGGCAACCTTAGTTGCACTTATGCCTAAGATTTCTGCGACATAATCGCGTATGCGTTCGCCATTTTCAAGAACCAATAATTTTTCTTCCTTGGCTTTTGTTAAGGCTTCTTTCCATTCGGCGGCCTGTATCATTAAGTCATGGCTGGTCATTTTGCGATTAAAGAGATTTCCGCATAATAGGGTGATTTTAAACTCGGTTTCGCCCATTTTCCGGTAACGGCATGGTATGGCCCTGAACTTTTCGTGCCCCTCCCTTATTAAGTGTGCCAATGCCCCTATCCGGCGGTGGCCGCTCACAAGGCGATATTCTTCCCCAACAAGAGCAACAATGAGGGGCTGCTGCAATCCTGTCAGCAAAATGCCGGATGCGAGTTCCTCAATGCCGCCCATGCTGTACTTGTTATGGCCAGTTTCGGCAATCTGGGATATATCAAGGATTATGTCAGTATAATACTGGCATTCGTCCACGTTCCTAAACTCCCTTAGTGCATCGTTAAAAAATCCCATTGCTTTCCTCGTATTATATAGTAGTAGTGTTTATTGTCCCTCTCCAAGGACAGTATGTTATACTCTTACAGACGCTGTGGATCAGTATAGTTCTCCTAACGCTTTGACGTTTTCAGAAAGGCTATGACCGCA